CCTTGGAACCTTATTCTTTTCAGATGCTTGAGTACATAGATGAGATAAGAGAATCAAGAGCAGGTGTCAGTAAACATTCTCAAGGACTAAACGATGCCGCTCTTACTTCCCATACTACTGCTACTGCTGTTAACGCTGTACTGACAAACGCTCAATCAAGAGTTGAACTGATTGCAAGGAACTTTGCAGAGACAGGCGTTAAAGATTTAATGCGCCGGATATATGAACTACTACTGAAAAATCAGGACAAGAAACGAGTTGTGATGTTGAGAGAAGAGTGGGTTCCGGTCAGGCCAGATATGTGGCATGACAAGATGGACTGCACTGTTTCAGTTGCGCTTGGTAACGGTAATAAGGATCAACAGATGATGCACCTGTCTGCAATAATAGATTTTGCATCTCAGGCTCTATCTGGTGGACTACCTATAGTTACTCCTGAGAATCTATACAATCTTGGTAGTTCTCTTATAAAGGCTATGGGTTACCAGAATGTAGATGACTTCATTACTCCTCCCCCTGAAGAAGAGGAGGAGGAAGGTCCGGACTTAGAGGCACAGGCTGCGGAAATGGAGATGCAGTTAAAACATAAAGAACTTGAAATAAAGCAAGGAGAACTTCAGGTCAAGATGATGAAAGTACAGAACGAAGCAACCAAAACGCAGATTGATTCCCAGTTGAAAGCAGCGGAATTAAATCTTGAGGCTGAACAGAATAGGCCAGTTGCTATAGGATGACAGATCAACTAAGGGAAGAAAAAGCGAACCGCCTTCTTTCCGACCCATTATTTAACGAAGCGTTAGATACGCTTGAATCGGACATTAAGGATACTTGGTTTAATACAGGTGTCCTTGATAACGAAGCCAGAGAACAATGCTGGCTTTCTTTAAGACTCTTGCAACGGATACGCCTTCATCTAACCAGTATTATTGAAACTGGAGAGATGGCGAAGAAGTTACAAGAATATCATATATAAGGAGACTTATCATGGCGGAAAATCCAACGAACCCGCTAACAGAAAACGCGCAAGAAGGAAGTTTAGTTGAAGCGCAAAACTCGCTACTGAGGATGCTGGAACCTGAAAAGGAAACTCCAGAAACCGAGGAAGCACAACCTACCGAAGAAGAAGAGTCCACTGAGGAAACTCAAGACGAATCATTGGAAGAGGAAACTGAGGAGGAAGTCGATGAGACTGAATCCGAAGAGTCTGAGGAAGAGATTGAAGAGAACCCTTTATACGCTGTCACCGTAAATGGTGAGGAGCAGGAGGTATCTCTCGACGAACTCACGAAAGGTTATTCACGCCAATCAGACTATACTCGTAAGACGCAAGAACTTGCAAGCGAAAGAAATAACATGGCCCAACTCCAAGAGCAATGGTCTGCGGAAATTTCTCAAGCACAAAACGAGCGTCAGCAATACGTTAATGCACTTGGACAAATTGTTCAACAGTCTATGATCGGATTAGAGCAGTTCAATGATGTTGATTGGGACACTCTAAAAGAAGAAGATCCGATAGCATGGGTTACTAAAAGCCAAGAACTTAAGAATGCACAAGAGCGCATAAGAACCTACCAGCAACAGGCGATTCATGCTGAAAAGCAAAGTAATCAAGAAGTTGCCAAGATTAGGGCTATGGCTGCTCAAGAGGAGCATAGGAAGTTAGTACAAGTTCTACCCGAATGGTCAGATAATGAAGCAAGAGGTAAGTTAGCCACTGATCTTTGGTCGTACGCATCGACTCAAGGATTTACGGAAAACGAACTGAATGAAGTTATTGACCACCGACAGTTTTTAGTTCTAATGAAGGCTAAGAAGTATGATGACCTTCAGAATGCCGATGTTAAATCGAAAAAGATAAAGAACAAGCCCAAAGTGATACGTGCAGGTAAAGGTACTAACAAGAAACAAACTGCATCTAGTAAACGTAATGTGCAAATGAAGCGTCTCCGACAAACAGGCCACGTTGATGACGCAGCCACTTTGTTGGAAGATATGTATAAATCCTAAATAGGAGATAATTCTATGGCTATTGCTGCAAATACGTCACTCACCTATGGTGCTGTGGCTATACGCGAAGAATTATCTGACGTGATCTACAATATCGCGCCAATGGATACACCCTTCATGTCAGGTTGCTCTAAGCAAACTGCCGATAATACATTCTTTGAATGGCAAGTCGATACAATCTCTGCTGGCTCCGCTAACAGAAAGATTGAAGGCGACAACGATATCGGTGCTGACGCAAGGGTACTTCCTACGCGATTAGGAAATTACTGCCAGATAAGTCAATATGTAAACCAAACTTCCGGTACAGATCAGATGATGAACTATGCCGGGCATGGTAAAAACCAAGCCTATCAGTTGGCTAAAAACGGCAAACGTATGAAGAGAGACATGGAATCCATGCTCACTCAGAATATCATACGCAACCAAGGCGATGCTACTGAAGCACGGGCAACCGCAGGTGTTCCTGCATGGTTGGCTACCAGTCATGTTGCGGGTGGTTCCGGTGGTAGTGCAAGTGCTGGTGCTACTGGGCAAACCGCGATGGTAAACAACACATCAACTGCTGCTGCCTCAGAAGTCAACATCAAAGCAGTTATCAAGAAATGCTATGATGCTGGTGGCAGTCCTGATATGATGCTTGTGCCATCAAATGTAAAGCAGACTATTTCTGGTCTAACTCAGTCGGTATCTGAACTTCGTACTGCTGCTAACAAAGAGGCTCCTGCCTCGGTTGTAGCCGCTATCGACGTTTATGTATCCGATTTTGGCACGTTCAGGATTGTTCCAGATCGAAACTTGGCTGCTGATGGGCCGGGTTCTGTTGCTGCAAATATCTTCTTTTTGGATATGGACTTCTGGGCCATTGCATGGCTCCGTCCTTTCCAGACAGTCGATCTTGCAAAGACGGGTGACTCTGTGAAACAGTTGCTGCTTGCTGAATACGGACTCGTTTCTAAGAACGAGAAAGCCAGTGGTATTCTCGCATCTGTGAGTTAATAAGGAAGGGGGTGGGGAAACTCACCCCCAACTTACTATGAAAAAGAAAAAATCTGACGTTACAATAAGCAAACAAAAGAAAACTGATCCGAAGGTTGACAAGCCTAAAGAACCGACAGATGCTATCGGATGGTTAAAGAAAGCGTATATTGATAATGACCCGTCCGATGGCGCACCAAAAGTAGGGAATGTAGGTTATGTCTGATAAATTTATTATTGATAATGATGGTGTACGCAGCACTGAAATGCAGTTCGATCAAACTGATAATACCTTTAACTTTAAGACCGTACAGAATGTTACTCCCATACTTGATGACAACAAGGCGAGATACAACGCATTTGGAGACAAACTATCTCTCGGTAAACGGGGTGAGTGGCATCATGCTGCTTCTATTCCAATTACAATATGGGAGAAGTGGATGAAAGACTCCAATGGTGAGATTGCAAAAGACAGCAAACTGCTTGCTGCTTACTTAAATAACCCTGACTACAAGTATTTTAAAGTAGCCCCGACCAACATATAAGGTAAAAGATATGATTGACCTAAGTAACATTTTTAGACCTCAAGCCACAACCCACACATTAAGCGCGACTACTTCCAGTGGTGCCACCCAAACATCTGCATTTGCGCCCCAAATACAGACAATTATGGTGACTGCAACTGCTGCCTGTTTCGTTGCTTTTGGTGCATCGCCCACTGCTGCAACAACTTCAACATATATTGCAGCAGGCACTCCATATTTGTTCCGAGTAAATGGTTCAGATAAGTGCGCGGCAATTACTGGAGCAGGTACAGCATCGGTCTACATTACTGAAATGACTAGATGAAGCAAGTCGCTATTGTAGGGCTTTCTCCGTCAACTCACGATGATGCTCCCTATACAGACCCCGCATGGGAAACATGGGGGTTACCGTGGGACAATGGGAGATTTCCTTACTTTGACAGACTGTTTGACATACATCCATTAGAATGTATAAAGGAGGCTATACCTTCTTTTTATCAACCTAACTATTTGGATAGGTTAAAAAACTTAGATGTT